GTACTACCTGATTTTAATAAAATATTTTTACTTACATCAAAAGTAAGATTTGCTATCGGTGTTGTTCCAATGCCAATATTACCGCTGCTTTCTTGAATCACGGAATTACCAATAGTGCTACCCGTACTTGTAAATTTAGCTATAAAATCATTTGTTCCCGTTCCCGTAACTGGGTTGGTTAAAGCATTTTGCTTACTATTAAATGTAAACCAATCTGTGGATGTTAATATACCACTTACACTTGCACTTGCATTACCTAAAGCATTTTGTTTACCATTAAAGGTAGTCCAATCAGTAGATGATAAATAGCCGTTTACACTTCCACTTGCCGCTGCCATTGATATTTCGGGTGTTGTAGTATTGTTTTGTATTGATAAAGGTGTACCAGCCGCAACTGTTACCGTTGTAACAGATCCTGCACCAATATCACTCCTAAAATTAGCAGCAGACCTTGCAGTAATTGTGTTGTCCCCATTAAATCGCGGAAAGGTAATAGCAGATGGATTAGTTAAGGTAAACATTGATTGACCTATGGTTGTGCCACCTAAACTTGTTCTACCCGTTGCAGCAACTAAACCAGTATTACCGCCATCCCATTTAAGTCTGTCGCTATATGCCGTATTCCAATTACTTGAGTTATTAGTAATACTTGTTGTCCAAGTTGTTCCGGTGCTAAGTGCGATACCAGCTTCGGGATAAACAGGATTACCAGTTTGAGAAACACCAGCAGAACCAATGCCCGATACAGTCACCAAAGTATAATTTTCACCTAACTTGTAAGATGTCGCCGCTATCTTTATTTTATTTGTGTCAATTACGGTAAATTGGTCATTTATAAGTAACTGCCCATTTCTAAACAATAAAATATATGCCCGTAGTTGGATAGGAAATTTAGCCGTAGTTGTCCATACTAAAGTGTCACTTGTAGCATTGTTATATTCCTGCTTTAATATTTTAATTGTATCATTGCCAATCTGCACATCTACAATACTATCTCTTATGTAATTATAAACTGACGCTGAGTCAAGGCCTAATGTACCCGTGGTTGTAATTGTGCCACCGGTTATTCCATATCCAGTTGCAACACTTGTAACCGTACCACTACCTTTTGTATCAATCCTTGCAGATAATGATGCCGTGTCTGTAGTGTTTAGTTTACTTGCAAACCTTGTGGAAAGATTAAGCAAACTCGTATCCGTTAATTCCATTAAAACACTAAGGTCAGCCGAAACCGTGCCTGTGGTTATTATTGGATTTGGTGAAACAAGTATTCCCGTACCGCCTGAGATAGATGTCAATGAACCCGATCCACTACCACCGCCACCGCCACCACCACGAGGGAAAATAACAGAATAATTTTCACCTACTTTATACGATGTTGCCGCAATAACTACCGTTGTTGATGTTGGTATTGTATATTGAGTTGGTAATAAGATTTGACCATTGCGATATACCTGGATTATTGTTACACCGCCTGGAACTAAAGTATCAGATTGTGTCCAAGTTAAAGTAGATGATTGCACGTTTTCAAAGTCTTGACGAGCGTAAAATCTACCACTTGTATCTGCGTATGCCTTTAACGCATAATTTGCTAACATAGACGCAGTATCACTCACTAACAATGCCGCAGTTGTATCTCTCCAAAGTCCATTAGTATAATATAAAGAGGCTTTGTTAACGGGTGAACTAATGCGAACATCGTGCAATTCATCAAGTTCTTGCCCGTTGCGTATCTTGACAAACAATTCACCCGAACCGTTATTACTTTTAACACATACACCAATATAAACCGTGTGTTGTGGTGCTTGTGGTTTTGTTGAGGTTAATGCTCCTGCTAGCGTTGGGGAAAGATAAACCGCACTATCTTCTGTTAAGGCTGAGGTATTTAAGCCCGTTATTAATCCTTCTGTAATTATAAATCCGCTTTGATTATCTGCAATAGATTCAGCAACCACGCCAAAAGTATTTGCCGAAAAAGCGTCGCTTACTGCTAATCCTTTAGCCACGGTTATTCGATTACCTTGACTTCCAGCCAAATAAACTACATCACCTTTTAATAATGGTGCGCCTGTTTTATTGTTTACTCTTTGGTGTAGTTGCTGCCCAATGACGTTTGTCACTAATCCACCCTTTAATCCTTGTATTAAACTTCCTTGACCATCATTATATTCCATTTCTCCAACACCAACCGTGCCATTTTTTGCCGTATTAAAGGTAATAGAATCAAAAGGCATTAACCTACTATTTACTTTAATACTATCCCAATACGTTTGCCGCCAAACAAAGATTGTACCTAATACTGAGTCTACAAGCAAATAAGCCTTTACATTTTTATCTAAATAACTTGATGGCTTTGTAATAGTATCGTTTGAACGACCTCGATACACAAGCCCGTTGCCAGTAGTCTGGAAACCTAAACGCTGCTTATTGCCTGTAATAGGATAGGGAATTGAATCAATCGAAGCGTACGATATTCCTGCTATTAATGCAAAGATAATGACAAGGCCTTGCCGTTTGTTGCCTACTTTGTCAATAGCTTTGCCAATAAACTTTCTTGCGATTCCCATAACTAATTCATTGGCTAAAACCTTGACAATGTTAACCACGGCTTTTAAAAATTTGCGTTCTTTTTTTGGTGCTTGTATCTCTTCCATTATATGATTATAAAGAATATGACATAATTAGAACCATCATAATGCGTATTAGCATCTATAGTTATTACAGAACCAGCTACAGTAAATTGTGTACTGATTAGTTCTTGACCATTTTGGAATACCAATAACTGTTCAAGATTAGATGGTAGTACACCACCGTTTTTTGTAATAGTTAAAATTGCGGTATTGCTGCTTATAAAGGATTCTTTAAACACTTTGGTAACACTACTATTCTGTGTATTGGTTGTACTATTTGTAGGTGTTATAGCACCAGTTCCTGCAACTCCACCAGCTGAGTGATTTGATGTTCTTCCCGAATCAAAATCTAAACCACGATACAATACTGTTTTTTCTGTATAACCCATTATGATTGATCTATAATTTGCACAAATGTACCACTTACTATATCTGTAAGCAAATCTAAACTTGCACTTTCCATTGCATAAGTTAAACCGTCTGTTTCAATAGCTTTGTGTGGATACCAAGGTTCGTCCAAGTCTAACATTTGAAAAGACATACTAATCATTTTCTTTACAGGAAACAATTGACCTTTTATAATTTCATTTACTAATAACTGACTTATGTTTTTGCCCGTTCCAGTATTGCCAACTCTCCATCCAGTACCATCAGTAATCTGCCAAGTATTAGCATCATTCTTTACACGAATTGCACCTGGAGAACCAAGCGATGGTCCGTCACCAATAAAGACTCGTTTCTTTACGCTTATACTACTTGTGTCATTGTTAAACGAACCAAATACTACGACATCGTTTTGACCATTTAAATTACCAGCTGCTAAATGTTCCATGAACAAACCGCCTAACTCATAAAATTTAAGATAACTTGCAAGTAAATTAGTACCATCTATTGTTCTTACTTGACTTAATTGAAATCCTACCGCTAAATCCCCACTTTCTGGCATTAAAGGACTTGTCCAATTAACAATTATATTATCTACACTACCACCATTTGCTGGTAAAGTAGTTGAGCCGCCAGGTATTACAAATTTATAATAATTAAGAGATGTTTCCCAAGTTTGGGCGGTAAATGTATGTTGAAATCCATTGTATGTTATATCTCTTTTTAACCAATATTTTACATGGTTTATTTTTACATAATTTATTTTACCAGACCATGTACCAAGTAAACCTACCGGATCAAAAGTAAGTTGTTCTGTAGAAACACAAACTATTCTTTCGTAATATTCGCCCGTGTCATTAATGTTAAAAAAATCACCACCCATTCTTAATCTTAAAGTACCACTATCTACTTCAACTCCAAAACTTACATAATATGTATTGCCTATTATTGGGGTAAAATTAGTGTATACTAAATTGCCATTGGCAGAATTAGCTTTTGCATAACCTAAAGCAGCACCATCATTATCCGAAAAAAACCAACCCGATCCTAATGTCCATGTATTAATTTCTGGTGGACGATTAGCAGTTAAAAAGTCAATTAAAGGTACAATAATAGGTCGTAATTCAATTGTAAATACACCTTCAACAATATGTTCAGCAATAGGCGAAACACCACTTTGGCTATCACGGTATTTCATTACGCTTGTAAAGGTTACAACCGCCTCATTGTTATTATAATCTAAATCTTTTGATGTGTAAAATTCAGTTGCTAAATTATTAAATACTTTACCAGCCAATAAATTTACACTTGCAATGTGTTCGTACTCTATATCCAAATCTTTTATATGTCCATAATAACCGCGCCTACCCGATGCAAGTCTTATTAATTTTGTATTAGGGTCACTATTATCGTTTACAATGGATGTTTCAAAACTACTTTGTTGTAATAAAATTGAGGTTAAATAATAAATATTTATAACTACCGCTGGATTTAAATAACTATTAGGTTGAACCATAAAAAATTTTCTGTCACTAAAAAAGAAACGCATACCTAATGGTATCATCATCCTTTTTAAGACATCATAACACTTCATATAAGTGATATTGTCTTTAGTATCTATAGTGTAGAAAACTTTATGATTAACTCTCATTCTAATTAACGGATCAATACCCGATGAATAAGTCCAACTGTCCTCATGCCAATTAAATGCTGATGCTAAGACACCAACGTTTGTGCCGTAAATAGATGGCACATATGTTATTTTTTGTAAACAATTATTTACATGATTTATAATAGTATCGTCACCTTGGTAAACATCGTAACCATCGGGTTTATAATCTATACCTTTCAACCATCCAATACCGTCAACTGCATTTATATCGTAAAAATACCCTACAGATAAAGCAACGTCATCGTATTCGACAAGGTCAGCCAAAATGTATCCATACCAATAAAAGTTAGGAGTATTACTTGTATTATAACCAGTTAATCTTACGGTAAACCTACCTTCGGGACTTACCAAAAAGTCTGTAAGAAATTGTTCTTTTACATTGTCATTTATTAAAATAGTAAATTTAAAATTAGATGCTATAATCGGGGCATATCTTTCTAATCCATTTTCAACATCTGATTGCCACGTTATCTCAGAATTGATAACATCAACAGTACTTGTGACACCCGAAAAGTTAGCATCATCTATTACTAAATAATACTTGCGACCTTTTTCAGAATAAAATGTTGATGTATATCTTGCAGCCATTATCTTATTCTTGTATTTAAATTCCTTGCCTTTTCCATTATAACCAACAAATCACTTCCTGCAACCCTGGTAGTTAAAACGTATGGATTACCACCGCCTACATCACCTAACATACCTTTAAGTTTAGATAATGGAGCAATTACTTCTGGGTCATAAGATGCACCACGGTTATCTCCGACAGTTGCTAAAGTAGGACCGAATGCCAAACCACCTTGCGCAAGTTTAACCGAATCCATTTTTGATTTAAGAAAAGAAATTGCGGCTATACCTAAACCAACTGCTAAAATTGTTCCAATCGGACCGCCACCATCAATTAATGATTTAGTTACCATTTCTACCAATAATAATTGTAAAGCAGAATTAACGGCATCTAACATTACCATTACAAATGTTTTACCAAACGCTAATACTGCATTTTCACCATTTGCCAAAGCACTACCTAAAGCCGAAAAACTCTCAGCTAATGCATTACCTAACCTATCTCTCATAGCATCACCAACACTTGTAATCGCTTCGCCTAAACCTAAAAAAGAATCTTTTAAATTATTTATTTGCTCTGTAGGTACATTTTTAATTTTATCATAAAATTCACCTACCGCTTTTTTACCAGCGTCTATTAATCTTGAGTCAATCAAACTTTGTAAATCACCACCAGCAATAGCATTTTCTAATGATGGAGTCATTACATCTATAGTTTCTTTCCTTGCAGCCTCATCAATTGCTTTATTTTGTGCTTGTTTATTTGCCTCAGATGCACCAGTTGGTAATGGTTTAAACTCACTAAACGAATCAATTTTTTCAAGTTCTTTTAAAGCAGTTATTACTGAATTTATTTCAAACTTTACAGATCTTATTTTATCTGCTAACGCTTCCGCTCCAGCTGAGTTTTTACCGTAAAGCAATACTTGGTCTTCGTATTGTTTTTCAAGATTTTTTAGTGTTTCTTGTAATAATTCATATTTTGTTTTAGCTTTACTTAAACCGTCAGCAGTAGTAGTATCACCAAACAATTTATCATCTAATTGAGGAACATCACCTAATAATTTATTTAACTCTTCTGATGTTTTTGACCATGCAGATTCTATAACAACACTTTCCTTTTTTATCTTTTCTATTTCTTTATATAAGGCTTTTATATTTTGAGTATTTGATGCTGCTTCAGCTGCCCTAAATACTGAAAAACCTTTTTTGTCAATTTCTTGATTTCTTTTTTTTAATTTTTCTATTTCAAAATAAGCTTGTCTTTCTTTATCTAATAAATCAACAGAACGCTCTAATTGCTTATCAGCAACTCCCTGCAACTTCATTATATCAAACTTCTTTGCTAATTCAAAATTTAAAACAGTCATTACTTTAGACATATTTTTTAAATAGTCTTGTTCTGTTTTTAAATCTGGAAGATACTGACCGTATTTGTTTTTTATTTCATTAATTAATTGTAATCTAAGTTTATTGCTTGTATTAGTATCATTTATTAATTTAAAACTAAATTCTAATTGAGTAATTTCTTTCTGCATTGCTTTTGCAGAACTTGATAAAAATCCCGATAAATCATCAATTGGTTTATTTGCTTGATGTATATTATAAGCAAAAAGGGCAACCGCTGCTACCGCTGCTAATGTTATAGTAACCCAACCACCCATCAACACTTGATATGTTCCTGTTGCTTGGTTTAATTTAAACATTGCACCAACTAAATTACCAATCATCATAGTAATTGTACCAAACGCACTTGTTAATTGACCAACAACCCACAGTACACCACCAGCAATGGCAATATACTTTGCAGCGGATATCATATTACTTTGCATCTCATCACTTAAACTACCCCACCAGTTTAACATACCCTCAATTACATTAGATATAGATTCTAATGCCCCTTCAAGATCAATGTTTTTAAGTATTGCTTTTCCTAATTCAACTTGCGTAAATTTAAGGCTATCTTTAAAATTATCTATATTGTTTCTTAATCCACCCGTTGCGGCCTGTACTGCTGGTAGTGTTTGTAAAGCACCAACCAATTGCAAATTAAAATCCTTTGCTGCTATACCAGTTGCCCTAACTGTTTCAATGTTTCTTGTACCAAATGCTTTTTCCAATGCATCTCCAATCAATGGCACATTCTCTTGTAAAATACCAAAATCCTCTTGTAGGATTCTGTTTTTACTAATCATCTGAGTTAACTGCTTTGTAACAGATGCAAGGTTTACCGCACCGCCACCACTTGCAGCAATAGCAGTACCAAATCCAATTAAAGTTTTCCTTGCCTCATCAGCACTTAATCCAACCGCTTGTAAATTAACCGAACCTCTAACCGCTTCTTCAAATCCAAGTCCAGGTAATCTTGCTGCCTCTTTAAGTTTCATTATCTCACCCGTTGCGGCATTTGCACCGCCCATTATACCGGATAAGGCTCTTTCCAAACTATCAAAGTCAGCGGCAGCGTTAACGGCAGTAGCACCAACTGCCATTAAAGGGGCAGTAAAACCAAGGCTAATGCCACGACCTATAGCAAGTGACTTTTGTGAGAAAGCAGTAATGTTTCTACCAATCGTCTTTAAACTCCTTTCAAAAGGAGTAGCATCAGCCCTGATTTTTATACTAAGTATTCCTGCCATTATTTTAACTTTTCTCCGACACTTTTAGTCTTTATAACACCGTCCATAAATTTCATCATGTCGTAGTCCTTGGTTGTTAAATCTCTTTTCTTGGTTTTATTATCCCAATCAAATCTAATTAAATCTGTTGGTTTTAAATTAGCACTCTTACTAGTATGAGGCATTAAACTCCAATATGCCATAAACCTTGTTTGCTCCCAAGTTCTTTTGTATTCCGCATCTTTGTTATCAAAATGACCTTTAATCTTTATAAATAATTCTTTAAAGTCAAATTGATTCATTTCATCCGGTGTCATCTGTAAATCACCCAAACACAACCTTTCAATATCCTCAATTTCTAATACTTTTGCATTTGGGTCACTTATTTTTTTTCGTTTGATTTTTCACCGCCCATGCTTTCTGACAACAATTCGCTAAATTTATTAACCATGTTGTAATCATCAATAAGTTCAGCAAATGTTTCTAAAGTAAATGGATTTGGTATGGCTTCTCTTTTGTAGCCATTTTGTACACCTAAATACAATACCTCATATAATAAGGTTAAATCCTCTTCAAGTGCTTTGCTAAATTCAGAAAATTTAATTTTTTTCTGTTTAAGGAATAATGATAAGGCATAACCACCAATTTTAAATGGTATGTCTTTGTCTTCAATTTTTACATGATTTACCGAGGTCATAAGAATAATTTTAAAAGTTAAAGGCTAAAGGGAGCAAGACTTTCTTGCCCCCAAATTAGCCTCGTGTAAATATTAATTAGTTGTTGCAGTAGCAACATCACTATAAAGACTATTTCCAGCCCCATTTACGGCAGCAACTTTAAAGGTATAACTACTCGCAGCGGTTAATACACCAGTAGGTATGACAAGCGATGGCGTTGTACTTACTGTGTCAGTATAAGTTTGATAAAAATTATCACCTACACTAGTTAACTTATATTGAATAACAAAGTCGGTCAAAGCTGGTTTGCCAATAGCTGATGGTGCAGTCCAACTTAAAGTTACACCTTGATTTCCAGGAGTAGGAGTAGCCGTTAAACCAGTTGGTGCTGCTAATACTGCATTAGTAATTCTACTTACTTGTCCATTAATTCGTAAAGACGCTGATGCCGTTACGTTTTCTTGGTTAGATGAATTAAGTGATAAACTTTCAATAAATGCACTAAATGTATATATTGAATCATCAAGAGCATCTGTAGTATATGTGCATACAACTGCAGTTCCTGCATCCCAACTACTAAATAGTGTATTAAATTTAACATTTGCACTTGCGTCACCCGTGTCGGCAAATAATAATTCAGTTGAAAATGTTGCAGATTTTTGACCTGGAGCAACTTCAACCCAAGCAGAGGTGTTGTCCTTGTGCGCGATTTCTCGCATTGCTCTTGTTAGGTCTAATGTATCAGATGTTGAGTATGCTACCGCAACATCGCCTACATATAAACGCAACAAAGAACCATTTACAATTCCTGTAGTAGCCATGATTATTTTATTTTAGTTTTGTTTTTAATTGGTTTTTCTTCTAAATCAAATTCCTCTTCTTGTTCCTCTTGCATTGAATACAATTCACTTTCGGGAACAATGATTGGAACATAAACCATTTCCTTTTCGGGTTCTTGTTCTTGTTGTGGATATACCTCAACATTTTGACCATGATATTCTTGTGCGAAACCTAAATTAATAAGCTGGTTTGCTTTTGCATTCAGTACATCGCAAACATTTCCGACAATAAAATTATCATAGTCTTTAATAAATATTATTTTCATATATTATTGATTTTAAACAAATAATCTTGTACCATCCAATATATTTTATCTTCCATTATAGGATCTCCAGTTGTTTCATCTTCAAACACTACCCAATCTACTTTTGCATTTGAATAAGTACCTCTTTTATTATCAAGTGCTACTCTTAATGCATCAGCAACGGTGTTAGTAGTGTCATAATTTTTAGAGTATATAAAAAAGTTAATTTTAAATTCATCCTTAGGACTAATTAAATTTTTAACTCTTGTAGGATTTGTATTTACCTTAGTGTAAGTAATATATGGGTAGGTAACTTCCATAGGTGCTTCTTCCGGATAAATCCTTGTACCTATTAAAGTAACCAAATTTGCATTTGCAGCAACCATAGAATAAATTACACTTCCAATATTCATTATGTTCTCGTATATGTTAATCCAGCACTCCTGGTCTCCCTTTCAATAATTCTTTCAGCACCTCTTATAATTATGTCACCCGTTCTTTTTTCAGCCTTAATAAAACCTTGTAACAAAGCCTTATTTCTAAATTCATTTGCACCACCAAATACAAAATTGGCATAGTATGCATCTGATTTATTTATACCATCAAATGGTCCTTTTTCCATTTTAGTTGGATATTGTTTTAATGGTCCGATAACTATCGTGTCTTGTCTTCTTAGCCTTGGTTTAAAAGGGTTAATTACCTTTATACTATTCCTTAAATGACCAGCTTTGTAAGTAACCTTTATTCTACGCGTTGACTTTTTACTTTGTATATACCTATAATGTTCGGGAAATCTATATACTGGTATTTGTGGTTTAATAGCATCAATCATAGGTTTTGATGCATTGGTAATAATGTCAACTTTATTTTTATTCCAATCTCTCATTGCATTAGTTCTTAAATGCTCTAATGCTTTCATTACATCCCTATCATATATTTGTAATGTCATGGAGTATTCTCCCATTACAAATTTACCACCTTGTTCAGCTAGTCTTTGTTCGTTCCTTGCCCTTGCGTAAGCAACACCTCTTTCAGTATGTGAAAATGATAATGGTCTTCTTGGCATTAGTAGGATGTTCTAAATGTTCCTAAACAATCCATAAATCTTCTATCGTTACTTACCTCTATTCTTTCGATTTGAAATAAATCACTACGATATAAAAATCTACTTTTAATAGTCACATTTGTGTTATAACGAATAGTAAATAAAATCTTTTGCTGACCTACAATCTTATCAGCATCTTCTTCCTCAAAGCCTGTTTTATAATCAACGGATGCCCACAATGTAGCGATATTAGTAAAAGTTTCTGATTGAAAACCACTATTAGATTGAGATATTGTTCTGTTTTGTAAAACAACTCTTTCCCTCATTTTGCCTACAATCTCACTTTTATTATACCCAATCATACTTGTATCTATTTAACATTATGTCAGTAGCCGTTGGCATTTTGTGTACACCGTCACCACGGTTATCATACATAGATGCAACTAATTTTAGTATTGCTATTCTTATGTCTGATGGGCAATCTGTAGCATTTGTTCCATATCCAGCAGTATATGTAATAGTTACGTCATTTAAAGACAAATAAGTATCGGGAAAGTCTTGGTCTACCGCCTCTGCAATAATACCTCTAAAAGTATCTACCTCGTATAAATTTGGTGATAACACTTGGGATACACCATTCTCATCCAGGTAAGTAATAGAAGATACCGCAATACATGGATAAACTAACAATTTAATTACGTTTTCATAATCAGTTGCCACTTTGTAACTTGACGGAAAACGCTCTAACTTTTGTACAATAGTTTTTGTAAGGGTAGATATATTTTGCCTTGATTCTACCGCTTGTCTTGCGGCCTTTAACATTGTAGCAATAAGAGAGTCATCGGTTGAATCATCAACTTTCAAATAATTTTTGACTTCCGCAGATGTCCATAATTCATTTGTCTGATCAACTGTTACTCTCCAGATTTTCATCTCTTAATTGCTTTTTTTGGTTTAGAACTAATCTTAGTTTCGATTAAAGGTTCATTCTGTTCAGCAATAACCTTATTTTCGATTAAAGGTGCATTGTCTTCAACAACAACTTTACTTCCAAAAGATTCCGCTAATCCTGCTTTTATTAATTCTTTTGCCGTCATCTCATTTAATTCAGCCACATCCCCCTGGAAATACCCAAGGGAATGTGGTGAACCAGATGGCGATTTAATAAACCGCACCTTCATATTATTCGTTTTTAGCGACAAAATATGCCGTGTATCTTGTAGATTGTGTGCCAACACCAGTTAATACTAAACGATATTTAGTACCACCAATCTTGTCATCTTCATTAGCTTGTACCATTCCATTTACATTAAGTGTGTCTAATGTAGCAACACTTGTGTAATCTGTAGAACTTGCCGCCTGTAATACAGTAGGAAGAATGTATGTAGTACCAGATAAATTGGTTGCTACAACACTCCAATAACCGCTCCAAGGACTAAGTAAACTTACTGGAATAGTAATCGTATCTATTTCAGCATTAGTAATTGTATCACTAACTGAATAAGAATAAAACGTACTTGATGCATCATCATAATTAGCGTCAAGCGTTTTGCTACGGTCGTTTTTAAATGCAGTCAATCCAATGGCAGCAAAAACAAACAAACCAATTAAAATATTTTTCATTTTATTAAGATTTATATGCCAGTAATATCCGCATCTTTAATTGCGGCAAATGATTGTGCATGACGTACCGCAGCATCCCACCAAGAGTTAACTACTATGGTAACTAATGCATTTTTGCTTGATGAATATGGATCAACCACAACATCTAAACCAGCCCATTGTCCAATTAACAATTCAGCAAAGTTTCCAAAAATTACAGAATGTAATCCAGTTCCGTTACCTTTAGTTAGGTTACCTGGTACTTGTGTAGAAACATAAGCACGGTATCCGTTTAACAAGTCTGTTCTAATTCCTTGTTGTCCTGCTGGTGGCGCACCATCAGACCAAACAAACTGAGCAGTACCACTTGCTTTTTCAGTATTCTTTAGGAAACCTCTTACCCCAGGTGTAGTAAGGTAAGCCAAAGTACCAAAGTCAGCGTTATCAGTTGCTAATTCAGTTTCAAGGTCAATAATGTGCTTATAAGTAAGCGGACCACCGTCAGTACCGATTGCAACAGAACCAATACCAGCAGTATTTAAAATACCATAGAATGGTTGAGTTGAATTGTCACCATTAATTAAAGCATAGTCTAATGCTCTGTTAACGGCTTCACTTAAACGGTTTCTTACAAAGTTTTCCACGTCAATAGACGATTGAACAAGTAACTGCTTTGAAATATCAGTAAATGCACCCAAACGATTTGGTGACATACTGATTTTATCAAAAGTTGGACTTGTTTCGTCATTGGCAGAGTTTTCAGTTTCCCAAGTGGCAGTAGCCGCAGCATCATTACGAGGAAAATCTAAATTACCAGTCAATCCTGTAAGCAAAGTTGCACCAGCTTGAATAACTGCTAATCTTGGGTCAAGGAATGGAATTAAGTCACCCAAAATAGTTGGGATAGTGTTACCACCAGCGGTTGATGTACCAGCAGTCATATCCCTTTTCTCGTTCTTTACAATCATTTTAGGAATGTAAAGGTTACCCGACGCGGAGATACCAGCTTGTTTAAATTCTCTTTCAGCCTCTTGGTGCATCTCTAACTCTAAACCATCAAGGTTTTTGTTATTAGCAATAAGATTAGCTGCTCTAAGGAATGAATAGCCTTTCTTAACTCTTTGCTCATCGTTAACTTTGTTTTCGTTAACCCTGGTTGCAGGAGTAGCCATTCTTTTAGACTCGGCCTCAATCATCAAATGATTATCAATATCATTTTCTAAATTGCTAACCTCTGTCCTAATCGTGTTTAACTTTGACCTTTGATCGTCATTGGCATTTGAACCCAATGTTTCGATGGCAGAAATCAAAGAACGCATTTCTTCTATTTTAGCGGAACGCGTTTGTTTCAATTCATCTGATTTCAACATTTCAATAATTTTTTAAGTTGTTTAAAAATTCAACAAACTCGTCGAAATTGCATTCCGCTTTTTCATTTTGTTGAATATGTCTTTCCATGTTTCTTGCAGCAACAGTAGTATTGGGATTAGCCGGATACGTTACTGGAGAAACATCATATACTTTGTCAATTTTTTTAATTGTTCTTTTCCATCTACCGTCCCTCATTTCCCATGAGTCACCATTATCTTTTAAAGAGAATGCAAAAGATGACTGGTAAACATCACCCCTTCTGATTAAAGTCATAACATCACTTGCAGCATTTGTTTCTGGTGGGTCAATAGTATATTTTAATTTATTACCTTCCCTTTTTATCTGCAATGTATTATTCCTTACCCTTCCAAGTACAATGTTTTGGTCATGATTAAATAAAGCAGCGGCTTCACTAAAATCAGCATCATCAAAAGCATCCATGTCAATTTCCTCATCAAAAGTACCCATATCATATGGACTATCCATAGACGATGCAGTACCTTCTATTTTTCTTTCCTCTACTGTGGAAAATTCTATGTTAAAATATCTTGTTTCCATAACTTTATTATTACGTTCATCCATTATTTTATTTGCAGTTCTTTCAGCCCAAGGTAACATTGTAGAACCGCCCCAAGCGTCATACATTATTGATCCACATAGTTCTTTATCATTTTCATCAAAATATTTGCCTTGGTCATATACCTTGGCTCTTGATAAAAAGGAATATGTTCTTATTACTTCATCTGCCTCTAATCCTTGTCTGCTTGACAACTGCCTTGCTCTTGTCCAACCAACGCTTGTTCCGCAATCAGAACCATTCTCTTCTTTATGCTTTAATGCTTTTTTAGCAGCATTAGTTGCAGATTGTGGGTAATTACTGTACTTGGGCATTGCTATTATTATTTTGTTGACCTTCAGCAGGAACTTCCCTACTGTTTGAGGCTAATGGCATACCAAACTTATCACCACCTTCGTATGGGTTAAATCCTTCCAGGTTTCTAATCTCGTTAGGTGCAATCGCTCTAATGTTGTACAATTTAGTGTAAAACTCTGCTCTTGCCATTACATCGCCTTTGTATAACTCTTCAAGGTCTAATTTAACGTAATACTTTCCCCAATCTTTTTGTGGAAATAGTTTTGTGTTAAATTCATTCTCAATTCGCTTAGTCCATGCTCTTAGTGTGTACTGAACAAATATCCTGTTTAATATCTCAATGTTTGTGGTTGATATATTGTTGTTACCCAAAAGCAAAAAGCCTGGAACACCAGTCAAATTCGAAATATCCTCAATAGTTAACTTTCTTGCATCAATATCCGCTGCCTCTAATCTTGAGGCTATCGGTTTAAATTTAAACCCTGCTTGTAGGAAGGCTACACCTTGTTGGTTATTAGGTCCTGAGTGTTTATCTGCCCAAGACTTCTTAATTACATTTAATTGGTCTTCATTTAGGATAAGATCCGTCTCAACCGTACCACTTAAATTAGTTCCTTTAGCATAAATGTCATTACCATAGTCAATCTCGTGTAATGCCCTTGATAAAGTTGTTTTACCAGCTTCAATAAGACTTTTGCCCCAATAGCCATTATCACTAAAGGATTTTATATGTAAAACCTCAGATGAACTATAGATTTCCGTACTACCTTCTAATTTATAATAAAACTCATCGTTTATCTTGTACATCTCCCAAGGAACATCAACCAAGTTTAAATCAATTACATTTCCTGCTTGATTCCTATTAGGTATAATAAGTACATTGCCACTTTTGGTTGACATCGAACCATTAACCGCTTGTCTTACGATGGCTTCACGAAAACTAAAAGTATCATACTTACTTGACGGTCTGTATTTAATTAATGAATACAATGGATGGTTTATAGCCTCAACCACATTACCATCAGCCTTAGTTTCGTATATAGAAAAGGGTAAAGACGCTATTTGCTCTGATAAAATAGATAAAGCCCTAAAATAAGCAGGGATAGACAAAGATGTTTCATGACTAACCCTTCGTTGATTAGTTCCAAATAATTCCTGGTACAATTTCCAATCTTTGGCAGGACCTAAATTGGTAATTCTACTCCTTTTAATGAATTTTACTATTTTATTCAAAAATTCCATACTGCAAAGATGATTATTAATAATTTTATATGCAAATAAAAAAATTAACCAATTATCAAATTAAAATCTAAATTAATTTTGTTCTTAGGGTCAATAGCCTCACCAATAGCCATTGCAGCCGCTACCATGCCGTCAATTTTTTCATTAGATTTCCTTTTATCAAACTTAACCAAACCCGTTGAATTTAAAATTAATGCTACATTTGACAACATCCACTTTGCCACCGGATCTCCATCATGAAATATTTTTTTACCAATAATCATTTTCTCAAACTCACAGATTGGTGTATTCATTTCGGGAAAACTTTGTGGGAACGGTTTTACATTAACTCCTCTTTCTTGTAATGATATAACAACGTGTGTTGCTCTCCAGGGGTCATAGGCAAGGCTTCTAATGTTGTATTTTTGGAATAATAGGTAAATATCATTAATAATTACATCGTTATCTACAATATTACCGTTAGTAACCTTTATACTGCCGTTTAATGCCCAATCCATATAAGGAACACCATCTCTAAGGCTTCTGTCTTTGACATTTTCTTCGGGAATCCAATATTTCCATATAACAAAGGCTGGTTTATTGTCAAATTCGGGGAAAAACAAGCAAAAAGCACTAATATCAATTGTTTGCGCCAAATCCAATCCACCGAAAGCTGGTCTGTTCAATAAAAAGTCATCAGTAATTTTCATTTCGCACTCATTCCACATATTTTCATTAATCCATGTAGCGTGAGTGTTTGTCCAATAGTTTAGATTCTTTGTCATAAAGCCAATTTGCTTGGCTGCACCTTCATTTATAGCTTTTGTGTATTGGTCTTGTAGATATCCCATACCAATAGTGACATTCATAGATGGATTTGATTTAATCCAATTGTCGCTATTTTGCCAATCGTCATCCTCATCTAAACTAAATATTAACGGAAACACCGCATCATCGTGTTTATGGCCTTTAATAATATCCAAACACACTTTCCTTAATTGGTAACACGGACTTTCCTTATTAAATCCAGCAGTAGTGGTAATTAAAATTAATGGTTGACTTCTACTACCAATACCAGATTCCATAATTTCTAACACCGAACTATCGGGATGCGCGTGAAATTCATCCACTATAGCCACATGGGGATTTAATCCATCAAGTGTTTTAGCATCGGATGATACAGGAATCATCTTACTATTTGATCCGGTAGAATAAATTGAATGCGCTCTGACTTGAACCATTTTGTTTACCGCTGGGCTATCCTTCTTTAAATAATCTAAAATGACTTTTGCGGCATCCCAACATATCCTTGCCTGGTCACGGGTAGTGGCTGCCGTATAAATCTCAGCACCTTTTTCTTGATCAAGAATAAAACAAGCCACGGCAGTAAGAGCAGCAGTTTCTGTTTTTGCATTCTTTCTTGATATTTCAAGGTAAACTTTCCTAAATCTACGTTTTTTGTCAATTTTACGCTTCCAACCAAATATCATTGCCCAAAAGAACTCTTGCCACGGCATAACATTGACATTCATTGCAGCATACTCGCCTTTAGTCAATCTACATACCTTCATAAAAGAAATATAGGTATCTGCAGCCTTTTGGTCGTAATAGTAAGGGAAATTGTTGTTTTCTGACTTCTTTACGTCATCATAGTGCCTTTGAATAGCTAACCTTGCATATTCCCCAATCAATTCGTTTTCTAAATCAAACATTATGCGTTTTTAATCAACTTCATAATAGGATCTTCTTCTTTTTTGTCCGCTCTGTTAAAGTATTCCAGCTTTAACCTTGCCTTCGGGTCAAGACCAAACCTATCAGACATATCGTTGTAAATCTCAACCGACTGTTTAAACATCGTCCACTCTGGTGAAATCTGCTGAACACCGTTTGGGTAAACAACCACACCATCGTTTTTAAGGATATTGTTAGCAGCGTGTTGTATAACAGTCAATAACCTTGCTAACATATTGATAGCGATGATGTCAACATTGTAACTTGCATCGGCAGATTCAAGATGCTTTTTTACTAATTCAACAGTATTTTGCTCCTCATCGCTTAAATCAAATGGATTATGGGCAATTATAGCTTGAGGTGTAATTCTTTTAACTCTACCAGGCTTCAAAGTACCTTGCAAGTCTTTCAACTTCTCCGTTTTCATTTTAATTTACTTTTTTGTTTATAATAGCCTTTATTATGTCATCTTTAGACGATGGAAGGTAGTAACCGTCAGAACTTGCCATCCTTGCTGGTAAAAAGCCTCTACCTTCCATATTACTCTTCACATGATGACATCGTTTGCACAAAGTAAACAAGTTCCGCTCATCATATGGATGACCACCGTCCAAGATTCTTATAACGTGATCCGCAATGCCATTGTTGTTTCCATCAGAGCAATCCGTGTAAATGCCTTTAGCCTCGCATACCTCACACATTGGCTTCCTTGTCTTTTGCAAATGGCGAAGACGCTTCCACAACGGTGTGCCGTAAAACTTGTTTTCCTCTTGGTTTTGGTGCGGTTTCCTCTTTACTGGGTTTTCAAACCGACGATATGATTTATTGTTTAATATTGGCATATCACAAAAGTACAATTATTTTTTTATACCCACCCTTGATATTTTTGGATTGATTCGAGATTGAC